TCGGCTGCGACGGCTGCTGCCACGAAGGCCGCAACGGCTGCGGCGACGGCATCGAGCGATGCTGTGCTGGCGAAGGTCAAAGCACTGCTGGTTGCGTCCGGCCACGATGTCGAGATCGTATTTGACGATCTGGTCGCTGTTGCCAAGAAGCTCGTCTAACCCCCATCCAATCAATCAAAGGAATCTGACATGACGTACAAACTTGATTTGACCGCGACATTGGCCGTTGCGGACGCATCTGGCTTGGTCCCGACAGCAAAGACGCCAGAGGGGACGACTAAAGGCAAGACGCGTTTCTCGGTGTTGGACTCGACCGGTGCCGTTGTTCAGACGCAGGATGTGGACGGCCTGGAGGCGCAGTTCACGGGCTTGGCTGACGGCACTTTCACGGCATCGGCTCAATTCCTCGACTCGACTGGCGCGCTATTGGGCGCCGCTGTTACGACGTCGTTTGTTGACGCGGTGGAAGTCCCGCCTGTTGCGGATGGCGAATCGTACACTCCGCTCGCGACGCTGAGCGCTACTGTCACGGCCGAGTAAGCGATGGCCAGCGATACCTACGTGCCGCTGGCATCAGTATCGGGCTCCCTGGCAGAGGAGCCCATCCAGCCAGCTCAGGATCACGATCGCCGGGAGCAGTGCCGCGCCCTGATCAAGCTCCGGACCGGGAAGTTGCGAAGCGGAGCCGCGCAGTGGGTCCACGCTGAGTTGGATGAGATTGAGCGGCTGATTGAATTGCTCTACGTGACATCACCATCGGACGGCGGGTAGTTGGATGTGGCGCGTATAGCCGCAGCCATCGAATATGCGACGGACTCGCCCGACACTTCATACTTCTGTTCTTAAGCAAGCCATGGGACGCCCATCGAAACTAACTGATGCTCAATGGGAGGCGATCGGAAAGCGATTGCTTGCCAATGAGTCTGCGGCGGCTCTTGCGCGCGAGTATGGGGTGAGCAAGGGGTTGATTTCTGCGCGTTTTTCTAAACGCACTGAAACGATAAAAAGTGTTGCGAAACAGATAGTTGAGACAGAAAGGTCTCTGTCTTTTCTGAACGTTTCTGAACAGATAGCGGCGCGCTCTCTCGCGGATGATCTTAAGGCAATCTCCGACCATTTGGCGGGTGCGGCGAGGTTCGGTAGCGCCACGGCGCATCGTTTAGCTGGTATTGCGCACAACAAGGTTAATGAGATAGATGATGCGAAGCCGCTTGATCAGCAAGGGATGGAAGCCCTCAAGAGCATCGCGGTTCTGACTCGGATGGCGAACGAGTCGAGTGAAATCGGTGTCAATCTGCTGCGGGCGAATAAGGACGCCGTAGATGAGGCGAACAGTAGCAAGAGAAAGGTTCCGGCCGGATTAGGGCACTTTTATGCAGAGCATGACGGAGCCGAGACCCACGCTTAATCCGGTGTTGCGCTCGTTCTGGCTAAGTCCGGCGCGTAATCGCGTGCTATACGGCGGGCGCGCATCATCTAAGTCATGGGATGCCGCAGGGTTTGCGACGTTTCTGACGAGCAACTATAAGCTGCGCGTGCTGTGTGTGCGGCAGTTTCAGAACAAGATCGAGGAATCGGTCTACACGCTTCTGAAAAGCCAAATCGAGCGCTTTGGTCTAAAAGACCATTTCAGGGTGCTGGACAACAAGATAATCGGCAGGGAAACCGAGAGTGAATTCCTGTTCTATGGCTTGTGGCGCTCAATTGATGAAATCAAGTCCCTTGAGGGGGTGGATGTTCTTTGGATAGAGGAAGGACACAATCTTACTGAAGAGCAGTGGAAGGTTCTTGAGGCGACAATCCGCAAAGAAGGTTCCCAGGTTTGGGTGATATTCAACCCTAGGCTTGCGACAGATTTTGTATATAGGCGATTCGTCCTGAACCCGCCGCCTCGCACGATCGTGCGACAGATTAACTACGACGAGAATCCATTTCTGTCGCAGACAATGAAGGATGTGATCGAGGCTGCGAAAGCCGAGGATTACGCCGAGTTTGAGCATGTCTACTTAGGTGCGCCGCGCGACGATGACGACAATGTAGTCATCAAGAGGTCATGGATTCAGGCTGCGATCGACTCGCATGAAAAACTTGGATTCGAGCCGTCTGGGGCTAAGAGGATCGGATTTGACGTTGCCGACAGCGGGGCTGACAAGTGCGCGAATGTATTTGCATATGGCTCGGTAGTGTCATGGATCGACGAATGGAAGGCGGGGGAAGACGAATTACTGAAGAGCTGCAGTCGCACTTATGCCGCCGCTCGGGAGCGTGGCGCATCAATAACCTACGACTCGATCGGCGTAGGGGCTTCTGCCGGGGCTAAGTTTCAGGAAATAAACGACGCATCCGGTTCGATCGAGGGTGTTCAGCATTCGAAATTCAACGCGGGCGACTCGGTATCGGACCCCGATGCCGAGTATCAGCCGAACGTTACTAACCGTGACATGTTCTCGAATTTAAAGGCGCAAACATGGTGGCTGGTGGCAGACCGTTTTCGTAACACGTTCAATGCGATCCGCAACGGAGAGACGTTCCCGGACGACAAACTTATCAGCATTGCAAGTAGCACGCCGCTATTGGATCGCTTGATTGACGAGTTGTCGACGCCGAAGCGGGACTATGACATGAACGGACGCGTGAAGGTTGAATCAAAAAAGGATTTGGCCAAGCGCAATGTTTCGTCTCCGAATCTGGCTGACGCCTTTGTGATGTGCTTTGCGCCTGGTGGCGTAGAGATGGAAATCTGGCGGAAACTTGCAGGATAGAAGCCGGTTTTTACTCCGGCAGGGAAAATTATGGGCATGTCCAAATCACGTCGAGCACAGAAGTCTGGCGTGCCGCAGGCAGTCCGTACGAATGACTCGTTCCAAAATGCCACGGCGCGCCTGGGCTGGGGCACAAATAACCAGTCGTCCGCCTCGACTTATTCTCTTTCGTATCAAAGTCGCAACCGGATTGTCCTCGAAGCGGCATACCGCGGTTCGTGGATTGTCGCCGCTGCGGTGGATGCGATTCCGGAGGATATGACGCGCAAGGGGATTGAGTTTTCTGGGCTCGACCCCGCTGATATCAGTACGCTTGAAGCGGAAATGACGACGCTCGGCGTGTGGGATCGCATTTGCGAAACCGGCAAGTGGGCGCGGCTTTACGGCGGGGCCATAGCAGTAATGCTGATCGACGGTCAGGACATGTCCACGCCATTACGTGTCGATGCAGTTGGCAAAGGCCAGTTCAAGGGCCTGCTCGTGCTTGACAGGTGGATGATCAGCCCCCCTACCGGCGAGGTTGTGACCGAGTTCGGGCCGGACATGGGGCGCCCAGTTTTCTACGACGTTATCGCAGACTTCAAGGCAATCCCGAAGGGGCGCATTCACCACAGCCGAGTGCTCAGGATGGAAGGGGCTGACCTCCCTTTCTATCAGCGCATCGCTGAGAACGGCTGGGGCTTGTCGGTTCTTGAGCCAATGTGGGATCGGCTGATTGCCTTCGATAGCGCGTCGGTCGGGGCTGGACAACTCGTATATAAGGCGCACTTGCGCACGGTCAAAATCAAGGGGTTGCGCGAGATCGTCGCGACTGGCGGGAAAGCCCTGGAGGGCTTGCGCTCCCAAATGGAATTCACGCGACTGTCGCAGAGCAATGAAGGCATGACTGTTCTGGACACGAACGACGAGTTTCAGGCGGATACGTACACGTTTGCTGGACTGTCTGACATGCTGATCCAGTTTGCGCAGCAGTTGTCGGGCGCAACCGGCATTCCTTTGTCTCGACTTTTCGGCCAGTCTCCTGCCGGACTTGGAGACTCGGGCGAGGGGCCGCGGAGGCAGTATCACGAGAAGGTGCATCAGAAGCAGGAAAAAGACTTGCGCACTCCCTTGCACCGCCTTCTGACCGTGATGTCCTGGTCCTCGCTTGGCAAGGCATTGCCAGACGGGTTTCAGTTCGTGTTTAAGGGGTTGGACGATACTCCTGAAGCCGAGAAAGCCGATATTGCCACCAAGAAAACGTCGGCAGTGACTGAGGCTTTGGATGCTGGCCTGATCACCAAATCGACTGGCATGAAGGAGCTGAAGGCATCAGCACCGGTAACCGGGCTCTTCGGTAACATCAGCGACGAAGACATCCAGGCAGCCGAGGATGAGGAAAACGCCGCGCCTCCGGCGCCGGACCTCACCTTGCCGGATCAAAGTCAGTCGGCAACAAAAGACTCGAGATTCAAATTCTGGAGGCGGTGACATGTTGACTGCCGATCGCAAGCGGCGGCGAAATCCAGTTCGTACGCAGCCAGCGATCGAAGCTTATGGCCGCAAGTTGCGCAAGATTGCCGAGCATGTCGGAACCGTGATCAATGGGTTTCCCCCCGGCATTCCCAGTTCCGCACCTACGATCGAGCAGTTGCTGACCGCCTACGCGGATCTATTGCGCGATTGGGCTACGAACACGGCCAGCGCGATGCTTATGGATGTGGCGCTGCGCGACGAAAAGTCGTGGATGACGCATGCGAAGGATCTTTCAGTTGGGTTGCGCAAGGAAATCAGAAATGCGCCCACTGGACAGGTGATGCGGCAGTTGCTTTTCGAGCAAGTTGGCCTGATACAAAGCATTCCGCGAGAGGCGGCGCTTCGAGTGCATCGGTTGACACTTGAGGGAATTGCTGACTCCACGCGTGCAAGCGAGATCGCCAGGGAAATCATGCGGTCCGGAGAGGTGGCGAAATCTCGCGCTCTCACGATTGCCAGAACCGAAGTGTCGCGGACTGCGGCAACGCTTACTCAGGCGAGGGCGCAGTCTATCGGGTCCGATTCGTACATCTGGCGCACATCGGGGGATAGTGACGTGCGATCAGATCATCGAGCGCTGAATGGCAAGGTTTTTCAATGGAGCAATCCCCCGATAGCGGATGAGCGATCCGGTGTAAGAGCGCATCCGGGATGCATTTACAACTGCCGCTGCTATGCGGAACCGATATTACCGTTCTGAGAATGCAGACAGGAAAAGGACTCACACTAACCGAAAGCGTTGTTATTGCACGCGGAGACGGTTCTTTAGTTGCGCCGGGGAACCCTTTCCCGGTTGGCATTGATTCATCTGCCGCGCCGCTGCAGGTAGTCCGCACCCCGGCCGCTTCTGCGTATTTGACGCAGGTGGGAGTGAACCAAAGTGCGCAGGGAGATTTGACGCTCGTCCCGGCGGTTGCTGGAAAGACAATTAGGGTCTATCGCGTTTTTCTGATGTCCGCGGTAGCCGGAATGCTGACTCCGAAGGATGGTGCGACGGCGTTCTGCGGCCCGCTTCCATTCTCAGCAAATGGCGGGCTGATCATGGACTACGACGGCGAGCCATGGTTCACCTGCACACTCGGAAACGCTTTTGTCATGAATATGAGCGCTGCCGGGCAATTGAGCGGGCGTATCGGTTACACGGTGACGTAATGAGCCAGATATATAACCCGCCTCCACCAAACATTACGACCGGATCAGGGCTGAACTATATCGGCAAAGCCCTGAAAGTTTCTGTTGCTTATCCCGCGGTCTCGCTTGGCACCAAAGCGGTGTCGGTGACAGTCACGGGCGTGAAGGCTGCAGATTTCGTCGCGGCATCGGTCAACCCAACATCCGCGCTGGTGGTCGGGCTAGCCATTGGAGGGGTGCGCGTGACAGCAGACAACACGGTTGAAGTCACCTTCGTCACGCCGATTGCCGTAGGCATCTCGGCTGGGTCCGTCCTATTGGATTTCGTTTTCTTGGGCATACGATGAGTCATAAATGCACCTGCAAGGCGAGCGAGAAAACGCACGTTCACGCAACCACGGACTCGGTTACGGCGAGCGGATTCTTCACGACGGAGAAGGTTGGTAAGCGTCAGTCCTTTACGCCAGAAGGATTCCTGCTTTGCGAAGAAGTGCCGATCGCACGGATCGGCACGCAGGACTACGCCGCGATTGAACTGCCGGATCTTGAGGATAAGGACGGCGTCATCGAGGTCGAGCGTACTGAGGACGTTGTTTTCAGCCCCGCTACGATCGCGAGTTTTATAGGCAAGCCCGTCACGATCGATCACCCGAGCGAGGCCGTCACCCCGACGACTTGGGGAGTCCTGGCGAAAGGTGGCGTTCACAACGTGCGGCGCGGCGCCGGCGACATGAGCGACTTCCTGATTGCCGACTTATTGGTCACGGACAGGGGCGCCATCAATGACGTCGTCTCCGGACGGCTTACACAAGTCAGTTGCGGCTATGACAGCGACTACGAGCAAATCGCGCCTGGGCGGGCGCGTCAGACGACGGTGGTGGGTAACCACGTCGCGCTGGTTTTAAACGCCCGCTGCGGCCCTGTCTGCGCTATCACGGCGGACAGCTCACATTTACCTTCATATGAGGCGAACATGCCAGTAACGAAGCCAGCGCAACAATCTGCGACGATCGCGGACAAGTTGCGAAAGTTTTTCATGACCCGTGATTCCGATGAATTTGAAAAGACTCTAGCCGAAGTTGATGGGGCTGACGACTCAGGCGATAAAGAGTCCGGGCAGCACATCCACATTCACATGCCGTCCGATAAGCCTGCCGAAGTGAAGGCGGAAACGACCGATGAGGATGATCCGGCGGACGCTGTACTGGCAGCGATCCAGGGCCTATCGGGCAAGTTTGATGCGCTCAGTGCCCGCGTGGAAGCGTTGGAAAATCCGGGTAACACCGAGACGGTGGATGAAGATCCGGACGACGATTCGGAGGGCGACATGACCACGGATGAAGACTCCGGTGCGAAGCCAGAAAGCAAACCAGTCGCGACGGGCGATTCTGCATCTTTGCGCGCCGAGTTTCAGTTGGCAAAGTCTCGAGCGGAGATTCTGGCGCCTGGCGTCAAGCTGCCGACATTCGATGCAAAGCTGACCGCGAAGAAGACAAGTGACTCGCTTTGCGTGCTGCGTCGCCGCGCGCTGCGCGCAGCATTGGAGAACGACAACGCCGATTTAGTCAGTTCGGTGATCGGTGATGCCGATGTATCGAAAATGACCTGTGATTCGGCGCGCGCATTCTTCAACGCTTCGGCTGAACTGGTAAAGCAAAAGAATGCCACCCGTTATAGCGGTGTTGGCACTGGTGATTCGCCGAAGTCGACGTTTGCCGATATCAACAAAATAAACGCCGCTTTCTGGGCGAACCGTACTTAAGGAGCTACCGACATGCCTTCGTTGCAAGCTTATCAATTCCGCATGCCGGCTGGTTTCGCTGGTGACCTTCAGCGTTCGGAAGTCTCGACTATCGAAACGCAGATGATTGACACAACCGCCCCGCCGACTGCTTTCGGCGTTGCGGTAAAGGTCGTCTCAGGAAAGATCCAGCCCATCAATCAGTCCACTGATACCGCCGCGTCGGTCTATGGCATTAATCTGCGCCCCTACCCCATTCAGGGTAGCGGCACTGATCCGCTTGGCACCTCAACGCCGCCTGTAGCCGGATTCGTCGATGTCCTCAAGCGCGGGTACGTGAATGTGTCGCTCGGCGGCACGACGGCTGCTGCGAAAAACGGCGCCGTGTATATCCGTGTTGCCGGTGCAGCAACGGGCAAGCCATTGGGCGGCTTCGAAGCGGCCGCAGACTCTACGGCAGCCAATACGGTTCTGCTGGCAAACGCCTATTTCACCGGTCCGGCGGATGCTTATGGCATCACCGAAATCGCCTATAACATCTGATCCCGGCGCAGGAATGCGCAGCGCATCGGCCCCACTCTAAAAAGCGGGGCTTTTTTGTATCCAGGAGCATCACCTAATGGACATGTCCGTTCAAAAGCATTTCGATCGCCGGGAGATCGCGGGAGCCGTCAAGCAGCTCGTGCGCGCCTACACGCGAGACCAGCAATACACTTACGATCAAGCGACAGTCGATTCAACCGGCGTGTTTCTTGTCGGGCAACTTGAACGTCTGGACCAGACGCTGAACGAACCGCTAGTTGAATACACGTGGTCGCGCGACGTTGAAATCCGCACCGACGTATCTCCAGCTGACGAAATCGCGTCCTGGACCAACTCGGCATTTGCAATGTCTGGCGGCATCAACCCCGGCGGCCTGAACTGGATTTCGAATGAAGGTAACGCGATCGCCGGGCCGTCGCTTGATATTGGCAAGACGCCGCAGCCACTGCGCCTTTGGGGGGCTGAGGTAAAGTACACCGTTCCTGAATTGGTAAAGTCGCAGAAACTCGGCACGCCGATCGACTCGCAAAAAGTCGAAGCGATGAACATGAAGCGGAATATGGATTTGGACGCCATCATTTATGTTGGCGATTCGAATTTGAACTTCACCGGTTTGGTCAATTCGACGTCGGCCGTGGGCAGCGTGACGAATGTCGCGAATGGGGCCGCAGGCACTCCGCAGTGGACGACGAAGACGCCAGCGGAAATGTTGAAGGACGTCAATGATTTGCTGACTGCCGCTTGGGCCGCTTCTGGCTGGAAAGTCATGCCGAATCGTTTATTGCTGCCGCCCTCGCAGTATGGCTACATCGCTGCGCAGTTGGTCAGTTCCGCGGGCAATCAGTCCGTGCTTTCTTACTTGCTGGAAAACAACATCAGCACCCGCTCGGGGACGAAGCTGGAGATTCTTCCGCTCAAGTGGCTGATTGGTTCGGGCGTTGGCGGAACCCAAGGCACGCTAGGCACTGTTGATCGGATGGTTGCATACAACAAGGACAAGAAGTACGTTCAGTATCCGATGACGGAATTGCAGCGCACGCCGCTCGAATATCGCTCCCTATTTCAAATCACCACTTATTGGGCGCGATTCGGCCAAATCGAGTGGCGCTACGGAACGACGGCAGCGTATCGCGACGGCATCTAAGGAGGGTTTATGCCAACGATCAATGTGGTGAGGCCATTTGAGCTTACGCGCGACGACGGATCGGTGCAGGCGTTCGGCCCAGGCAAGCAGGATGTGTCGGACGCCGATGCCAAGCACTGGTATGTACAGTCGCATCTTGAACTGTCTGTGGCATCACCAGACGCCGAAGCGAAGGTAAAGACCGAGGTAGAAGCCTCAGGAAAAGCGGATGCTGATACCAAGGCTGAAGCAGATTCTGCCAAAGCATCGTCTGGCAAGAAGTAATCAAAACCGGGTAGGATGCTCGGATCGTTTTGGCTCCTTCCCGGGATATGAGCAATATGGACTCTACAGATTTCCGCGCGCAATTCACTGAGTTTGAAGACCAGACTCGCTACACGGACGCCTCAATCAACACATGGTTGACGGTAGCAGTGATGCTCGTGAACGCCGATCGGTTCGGCCCATTGACAGATTACGCTGTCGGTCTCGTGGCCGCGCACCATCTGGTAATTGCTTTCAAGGATAGTGCGGCATCGAGCGCCGGCGGCGTCCCCGGGGCCATCACGGGGCCGACGTCATCAAAATCTGTTGATAAGGTCTCAGTCAGTTATGACACCGGGGCGGTTAGCTTGGACTCCGCGGGATTCTGGGGAATGTCTAGCTACGGCCTTCGATACCTGACGATGGCGCGCACGTTCGGCGCAGGTGGTTTTCAGGTTTAAGGAGTGTGGTCATGGGTGTTACTGTCACAAAAGACACCTTGGAGGCAATTATTAAGGCGGTCAGCAGTTTGACCAATAAAAGTGTCCTTGTAGGTATTCCAGATAGTGCCCCGGAGCATGCGGATACGCCCCTCACGAGCGCTCAAATCGGGTACATACAGGAAACGGGTGATCCGGCCCGGAATCTTCCGGCGCGACCATTTCTTGTTCCGGGGGTTCAGTCTGTGCAGAGTAACTGCGCGGACCGCCTCAGAAAAGGCGCAACTGCAGCGATGTCCGGAAATGTCGCCGGCGCAGAAGCGGCATTGACAGCAGCAGGACTTGTCGCGGAATCCGCAGTGAAAGCCAAGATTAATAGCAATATCCAGCCGAAGCTAGCAGACTCAACGTTAGAGAAACGTCGAGCGCGCGGGGTGACTCGCGAAAATACGCTGGTCGATACAGGGCAAATGCGCAATGCAGTTACCCACGTCATTCGAGACAAATAGTCATGCCACTCCTTGACGTAAGTGATGTTCTGCTTGACCCGGATTTCGTCGACTCATCTCTGATTTGCACTCGTAGTGCCCAAACTGTCGGAAACGACGGAATGGCAGTGAATACGGCCACGCAGATACCATTTTCCGGGGTCGTGACAAACGATACAGGGGATCAACTCATTCGGAACGCGGATGGATCGCGTATTCAGGGTTCGATCACCATACACTCGCAGTTCCGCCTTATTGATGGTGTGTCGGGCTTCGATGCAGACGTTGTAACTTGGCAAGGCAGGAGCTATGTCGTGAACAATGTTCGTGATTGGTCGACGTACGGCCAAGGCTTTGTTGCCGCGCAGTGCGTTCTTATTCCTTTGTCGGGAGGGTGAAGTGGCGAACGACAGTTCCACGGGCGGCTATCTCCTCCCCACCACTTCGAGTCCGCAGGGCGAAGACGATGCACTAGATGCAGTTTTTCAGCAGTTGGTAGTCGGGATTACCGGGCTCCCTGGCGCTTACGTTCGGCCAAGGTGGCAGTCAATAGTCCCGAAGCAGCCAGAGGCGAGCGTCAATTGGTGTGCTATCGGCGTTTCGTTAAGTGAGCCGGAGGGCATGCCTGCAATAGTCCACCAGAGCGGAGGATCATCGCCAGACGGCCAAGATGTGCTTTATCGAAACGAAAGGATATCCGTATTAGCGAGTTTCTATGGCCCGGGCGGAGGGGGATTCTCGTCAGTGTTCCGGGACGGCCTATTTGTAGCGCAGAACAACGGCGCGCTGACACCTTACGGGATTGGGTTTTACGATATTGGCCCTCGTCGATCAGTGCCAGAGCTGGTGAACCAACAGTGGATAAAGCGATACGACGTCGAGTTGATTTTGCGGCGCCAAGTGGTTCGCACCTACGCCGTATTGAACTTGCTATCCCTGGATGGTTCGGTATCGACAGATTCAATCACCAACGAGCTTAACGCGGAAGGGTGAAGCCTTTCTGCGCGGTTTTACGCATACGCAAGCCTGCCATGAGCAGGCTTTCTTTTTTTCTGGGACGCACAAATGGCGAACACCCTTCCTATCAGCAGACTCGTCAACGTATCGGTAACGCTGACCCAGGCGGCTGCACAAGCACAAAATACGAAGTCATTGCTGGTATTGGGCACATCGCCCGTTATCGATATAACCTCTCGGCTACGCACGTACCAGAGCGTTGACGATGTGGCTACGGATTTCGGAACGACCGCTGAAGAGTATGCCGCAGCGGTGTTGTGGTTCCAGCAATCGCCCCAACCAACATCGCTTGTCATCGGGCGTTGGGCCAAAACGGCTACCGCTGGTCAACTTATTGGCGCGACGCTCTCGGCCGCGGCACAAGCCATTGCTAATTTCACTGCCGTGACTTCGGGAGGTTTGAGCATTACGATAGGCGGGACAGTCAAGGCGCTGACGGGCATCAATCTTTCGAGCATCACCAACTTGAACGGCGTTGCGTCGGCGGTTACCACCGCACTTGCGGGCGCTGCAACGGTGGTTTGGAATGCGTCATTTGATCGGTTTGAGGTGACGAATTCGGCAACTGGCGCATCGTCGACAATTTCGTTTGCGTCCGCTCCTTCAAGTGGCATCGACCTATCTGTTTTGATGGGGCTGGCGTCGACTGTATCGGGTGCGTTTTTGGCACAAGGGGTTGCGGCAGAGGCGGCCATTTCCGCTGTCACCTTGTTCGATTCGAGCTTTGGCGGGCAATGGTACGGGTTGACCGTCCCGTCGGCAAGCGACGCTGACCACGTCGCCATCGCATCTTACATAGAAGCTTCTTCCACGAAGCACTTTTACGGCGTCTCTACCCAAGAGGCGGCCGTACTAGTTTCGAGCGATACGAGCAACATTGCCTATCAACTTCAAGGACTTGGGTTAAAGAAGTCCGCTGTTCAGTATTCGAGTTCGAGTGCTTATGCTGCCGTATCCTTGCTCGGCCGCATTCTCACCACTGACTACACGGCCAACAATAGCGTCATCACCCTGAAGTTCAAGGATGAACCAGGAATCACTGCAGAGAACCTGAATACGACCCAGGCCAACGCCTTGGAGGCATTCAATTGCAATGTGTTTGTCGAGTACAGCAATGACACGGCGATCATTGAGCAGGGCGTGTGCTGTTCGGGTGACTACATTGACTCGGTGATTGGCGCAGACAACTTAGCCATTGACATACAGACTGCCGTGCTCAACCTGCTATACACGAGCACAACGAAGATTCCGCAGACCGATGCGGGGAATCACCTGATTGCAACCAAGATTGAACAAGTGTGTGGCCAATACGTAGACAACGGATTCTTGGCGGCAGGGACATGGGATAACTCGGGATTTGGAACCTTAAGCGACGGCGACTACATGGCGAAGGGCTTTTATGTCTACGCGCCGCCGATTGCCAATCAGTCTACGGCGGATCGCAACGCCCGGAAGTCGGTGTCGTTCCAGGTGGCAGCAAAGGAAGCCGGTGCCATTCATAGTGCATCGATCGCAATTACCGTCAACCGATAAGGGGCTCAGATGGGCGCGTACAGTTTTTTGAATTTCAATGCGTCGTTGACGGGCCCTGGCGGGGCTATCTCGCTAGGGGCTGGCGCGGGCATTGCCGAAGGCGGCTTCACCGCCGAGTTCAGCGAAGATGCAGGCACGCTGACGATTGGTGCGGATGGCACGCCGATGCACGGTATGAACACGAATAAGTCCGGCAAGCTGACCATCCGCGTTCTCAAGACCGCGCCGGTGAATGCGCTTCTGTCAGCGCTGTACACATATCAGCGCACAAGCTCTTCGAACTGGGGGCAGAACACATTCACTGCCACTGACACCATTCGTGGCGATGTGTACACATGCCAGTCTGTGGCATTTGATAAATTTCCAAGTAATACCTACGCGAAGGACCCCAATATCCTAGAGTGGAATTTTAAGGCTGGGATCATTGATCCCTCGCTCGCATCAGGGACGTGATAAATGGTTGAGACCATCGAAATTAACGGCCAGGGATACCGAATCGGCCGCCTCGACGTCAAAAGGCAGTTTCATGTGGCGAGGCGACTTGCTCCATTGCTCGCAGGACTAGGCGGAGCGTTAAAAAATAGCGCCGATAAGGATAGCGTCGGGTTCAGCGAACTGGTGGCGCCTATTGCCGAAGCGCTCTCGAAGATGTCCGACGAGGATACGGATTACGTCATTGATAGCTGCCTTTCGGTTGTCCAGCGGCAGTCTGGCAATGCCTGGGCTCCTGTAATGGCCCGCGGCGGCGGGATGATGTTCAGCGACATCGAATTGTCGGAAATGCTGCGTCTTACCGTCGCCGTGATTCAGGGATCGCTTGGCGGTTTTTTTCCCGGCGCGCCGTCCCCGACTTAGGGGGCGGCGAAGTAAAGGGTGTTGACCTAGTGTCGCTCCCAAATGGCGAAGACTGGCTTCTCCAGCCTGTGCTGGAGGGGTTGATCAGATATGAATCGCTGCTAGACGGGTCCGTCAATTTGGAGGATATCGCGTTGCTAAATGACGCGTTGACCGTGAAAAGAGAAAATCAGCGGCGGATTCAGGCCGACATGGAGAGCCGCACGTGAACGAAGATGTCATTCGCGAGTTCATGGTTCGAATTGGTTACCAAACCGATGAGACCAGCCTAAAGAAATTTCGCGCCTCCCTGGAGGGCATCACAAAGGTGGTGCTTACGCTTGGCGCGGCGGTGGCGGCCACGGCTGGCGCGGTGATTGCAGGCGTGAAGATTTTATCTTCACAGATGGAGAGTTTGTATTACTCGAGCAAACGTACGGGCGAGACGGTTGGAAACATCATGGCATTGCGGTCTGCCGCAAGCCAGATAGGCCTGACCGCCGATCAGGCGCAGTCGTCGCTTGAGGGGTTCGTGCAGTCGCTTCGGATGAATCCTGGGAAAGCTGGTTTGCTGGCTGAATTGGGGGTCACCGGAAACACGCCGCTTGAGCAATACGATAACTTCATCGAAAAAACAAAGTCGATGGCGCCTTACGTCGCCGCGGCTTATGCGCAGTTGTTCGGAATTGATCCTGCGACGCTGCAAATGCAGCAAATCGGCCATGAGAAGGCCCTTGCCGCAGAGGCAGCATATCGTCAGAAGCTTCTCGCTTTCCATATTGACCCTGAGCGCGCTGCGGAGGCCGGAACGAGTTTTAACAACTCAATCCGGAGGTTGACGGACGATGTTCACCTGTTCTGGGTGTTGCTGCAGGAGCATCTGGCGCCAGTCCTTGACACCATCGTTTCGAAGTTCGAAAAATGGGAATTAGGGCATGCTGATCAAGTGGCATGGAAGATCGCATCCGCTCTAGAAGCCGTGGCAAAGTGGGTGGGAGAAATAAATTGGGACAAGGTTGGCAGCAATGTCGATAAGTTTCTTGATAGGGCGGCGAAGGTAGGGGCGGCAGTTGCCAAGGTGGTTGACTGGCTGGGGGGCGGGGACGGCAAGCCCTCTCCAGAAGCGGGGGCGCCGAAGACTGGAAACAAGCTGATAGATTGGCTCAATCATCCGCTGGGCCAGATCACGCGCAATCGCCCGGAAGAAGCGGCCAAAAATCCAGAAAGTGATGTTTCTGCCGAAGCGCCGCCCGATCGCGGCTCGTTTCTAGCATGGTTATTTGGCTCCGTCGACCATAAGCAGCATGGCATTGCGGGCTATGACCCCCAGGGATTCGGTCAGATAGACGATCTGCAGGCGCAAAGCAAAGATCCGCGCGGCATTAGAAACAACAATCCGGGGAATATCAAGTACGGGGCATTTGCAAAAGACGCTGGCGCAGTCGGGCAAGACCGCGGTGGATTTGCGATATTCCCGGAGATGAAAGCCGGAGTGGAGGCAACCATAAAGCTCCTCCAAGGATATGCGAAGCGCGGCATAGATACGGTGGAGAAGGTAATTTCGAGGTGGGCTCCGCCAAGCGAAAACAACACCTCCGCATATATAGCCGATGTCGCAAAATCCTTGGGGGTATCTGCTGATCAGCGCCTAACCAGTGATCAGATTGCAAGCTTGGCGCCTGCTATTTTTAAGCACGAAGGTAACGGCGGATATCTCGGCAGAATGCAGAACGCCCGCTTGGGTTCAGATGGTCCAGGTGTCGCGACACCGTTGCCGAATATCAGCCAAAACACAACTGTCAACGTCCACGGCTCCGCTGATCCGGTCGGCACAGGAAGGTCCGTTGCGAACGAGCAGGCCCGGGTGAATGCCGATATGACTCGAAACTTCATGGTTGCAGTGCGATGAGTGCTCTTGGATATATCGAATCGGGCTCTCAGCTTGGGCTTTCGAAAGCGTTGCAACTTGTTTCGATCAAGACGAAACGGGGTCTGTATGCCTCTGACGGCTCGTTTTCGATGGTGGCGCACGCGACCATCGAAGAGGTGCACGAAGATGAGTTGGAAGTCACGGACAAGCCGGTTGAAACTGGGTCTGTCATATCCGACCATGCGTATGCTCGACCATCCGGACTGCAATTGACGTTAGGCTGGTCAAACAGCCCGACGGCGGCTGGAGCGCTTGCGGCCGCGCAACAAGCCGCGGGTCTCGCTGGAGCAGTAAGTGGCACTGCGCTTGCCGTGGTTGCTGGCGTTCAGCTCGTGACGGGGGCAGCAAGCACATTATCTGCACTGAGTGGCGGCGTTACTATCGTCAATCAGCAGTATGCGAATCTGCTGTCACTTTACAAGGCGCGCACTCTGTTCACCATTTACACGGGGCGCAGGGTCTATTCCAATATGATCATCAAGTCGCTAACACTGACCACGGACGAAAAGACAGAAAACTCGATGTTGATTCGCGTAGGGTGCCGGGAAATTCTGATGGCGCAGACGCAGACGGTTAGCGTGGGAAGTGATGCCTCGGTTATGTCGAGTCCGGAGAAAACGCAAGCAGTGCAGGACTCCGGGGTTGTAACGCCAGTGCCAACGACGACAATTAACGTCACGGCCTTACCGTAAAACCATGACGACTTACAGCGAAATCCCATTATCGTCAAAGCCTCAGACCTTGACGGTTTCATTGGGCGGGTCGACATACCAACTGACTGTGAAGTGGAATGCAGTTTCATCTTGCTGGGTATTGGACATCGCAGACTCGACCGGGGCCGGTATCGTAAGCGGAATCCCTATGATAACGGGGGCTGATCTGCTGGGGCAGTATGCCTACCTTGGAATATCGGGTGCACTTTACTGCCAGACCGACAATGATCCATCCGCAGTGCCCACCTTCAGCAATTTAGGCACGACAGGCCATCTTTACTTGGCTACGGATTAGGGGGTCGCCATATCCATATGTAGTCGCCAGGACATGGCGCAGTTTTTTCCTGGGCACGTCGAAAATGTCTGATCAGTGGATACGGAAAGCAAGCCTGATTGTGGCTGGAAGCAGCGATGGAATCGATCTGTCCGATTTGCAATTTCGCTTTTCCGTTCGCAATTCGGACGATGAAGCGCCGAACAACGCGTACATCCGCGTGTACAACTTGACGCAAGCGACAGTTCGTAAAATTGTCGGGAAAGGAGAATTCACCCGGGTCATCCTGCAGGCCGGGTATCAGACGGGGCGATTTGGCGTAATTTTCGATGGAACGGTAAGGCAATACGCAACCGGAAAAGAAAATAACGTCGACTCATATCTCGATATCATGGCCGCGCACGAGGACGTCCCCTACACGTTTGGCATGGTCAGCCAAACATTGACGGCGGGATCGTCTGCCCTGGATAGATATCAGGCGATAACGAAGCAGGCGGGCATTATTGCGGATAAGAACGCCGCCAACACGTTAACCGGGGGCATACTGCCGCGCGGCAAGGTGCTTTGGGGGATGGCGAAATCGCAGCTACGCGATATCGCGGACTCGCAGTCATGTAGATGGTCAATTCAAGATGGCGTTGCCGTCATGATCCCGTTGACGGGATATTTGCCAGGGGAAGCGGTGGTCTTAACATCGCAGACCGGTTTGATAGGCATCCCGGAGGCGAATGATGGGGGCATCCATGCAAAGTGTTTGCTCAATCCGCTGATCAAGATCGGCCAGCGCGTTCAAATTGACAACGCGTCGATTAACCAAATAACGAATCTCTCGGCTGTCTCGTATGCGTCGCGCAGCTCGCTTTCCATGCCGGCAAGCGTAACCAACGACGGTTTTTACCGGGTAATGGTTGCCGAGTTTTCAGGGGACACGCGTGGCGAGCAATGGGATACGGACCTCGTCTGTATCTCGATCGACTCAACGGCGCCTGCAGCATCGTCGGTAAATGCTCAATGATAGTTCTTCAGCCGCGCAGTTGAAGCCCATCCGTACCAGAATGAGCCATCTTGGTTCCTCCAATAGATCTGGGAATGGCCGAGCATAGATTGGCGCACATTTGCCTCATGCCCGGCCTCGGCTCCGACTATCCCGACGCGTATATCGTTGGGCGTCAGGACGCAACCCAATTCGAACATGGAATCTTCGCTCGGGGTGGTACCAGAATCGAGTGCTTTTTGCATAACGCTACGACCCGCAAAAATCCCCTCTTCAGTTCGGCATACCAGGGATCCCTTCATTAAGAAAATAGGTTTTTGGGGGTCGGGTGCGCCGGATGGGGCGACATATTTTGGCGCGAGTTTGTCCGTCAGGCCGTCTCCATAGTTAGAGGGCGCTCCCGCAGCATGGGTTGACAGTACCGCGAGTGCTGTTGCTACCAAAATCGAAGTTTTCATGTTTTATCGGGCTTTATGGAACAGCAAGAACGGCTAGGCAGTCTTGATGTCGTGCTGCGAAGCGCAACACGATACGAGAGATCCAATCTATGGACGGCTCTACCTGCAATTATCCAGAGCTTTGACGCAAGCGCAATAACCTGTACTGCACAGCCCTCTGTTCAGGTTGAGTCGACGGCGCAGGACGGGAGTACCACCTGGGCCTCATTGCCACTACTCGTTGACGTTCCGGTTTGCTTCCCGCGCGGCGGGGGTTGCACGCTGACGTTTCCCGTCAGCCAGGGCGATGAAGTTCTGATCGTGTTTGCCTCTCGTTGTATTGATGCATGGTGGCAGTCCGGCGGAGTGCAGCAGCAAGCGGAATTGCGGATGCATGACCTTTCGGATGGGTTCGCAATCCCTGGTCCTTTTTCCCAGGCGACAAAAATATCTGGAGTCAGTTTGACGTCAACGCAGCTTCGCTCTAACAGTGGCTCTGCGTACATCGATTTAAATCCTTCCACGAACGCCGTAAAAATTGTGGCGCCTGGTGGGTTCTCGGTTGAGGCGCCGCTATCCACATTCTCTGCGGCAGTAACCGTGAATGGTGTGCTGACGTTTGTAGCAGGATTGGTCGGGAGCGCAGCGAGTGGCGCCGCGGCGACTATCAGCGGCGTGATTAACTTCGTTGGTCAAGTATTCGCTAATGGCAAGCGGATAGACGACAGTCACACCCATGGCGGCGTCCAGTCTGGCTCGAGCAATACGAATTCGGTGAATTAAGGTCGAACATGAGATATCGAATGCTTGATGCGGACGGGGATTATGTCATGGGTGGCGGACAGGCAAATTTCCTGATCGATTCTCCCGATGCGGTAGCGCAATTGATTCAGACGCGGTTTGGTTTGATACAGGGGGAGTGGTTTCTAGATACCTCCGACGGCGTGCCATACGACGACATTGTTGGTCATGGCACCGAGTCGACGCGGGACTTGACGGTTCAGCAGGTCATTCTTGAAACGACGGGCGTAACGCAGATTTTGTCCTATGCCAGTTCCGTAGACCCGTCCACCCGGAAATTCACTGTCGCGGCCAGGATAGATACAAATTACGGCTCCACTTCAGTGACAGGATCTTTCTGATGGCGACCACGTATCCTCTCGCAACACTCGCATGCACCATCGATGCCACTGGCATATCTGCGCCGAGCTACAGCGATATATATCAAAGCCTGGTCGCGTCATATCAAAGTATTTTTGGTAGCGATGTAGTGCTGACGTCGGACTCGCAAGACGGGCAGTTTATCGGGGTCATAGCGAGCGCTATCAATGACGCGAATTCAGCAACTATCGATGCATACAACTCTCGCAGCCCATCGACCGCACAAGGTGTTGCGCTTTCGAGTGCAGTAAAAATAAACGGAATATCACGCAATATATTTACTTATTCCACGGTCGATTTAACGATCGTCGGTCAGGTAGGGGCGCAGATTTCAAGCGGCATTGCAACAGACACCGCCGGTTATAAATGGGCGCTTCCAACGTTGGTGACGATACCAACATCTGGCGAGATTGTTGTTACGGCGACGTGCACTACTGCCGGGGCGATATCGGCTGCGGCGGGGACGGTTACCAAGATAGGCACGCCGACATACGGGTGGCAGACTGTGACTAACGTATCGGCTGCGGCAACAGGCGAGCCGGTGGAAACTGATGCCACGCTCCGCGTTCGACAATCCACATCAACTGCCCTCCCATCTCTGACAGTACTGGACGGGATAATCGGCGCAGTGGCTGGCGTGTCCGGAGTGACACGATATGCCTCTTACGAAAACGATACATCCGCGGTCGACGCTAACAATATCCCTGCCCACGCCGTGTCCATGGTAGTGGAAGGCGGTGACGCAACAGCAATAGCTACCGCGATAGCGTCGAAAAAGACTCCTGGCGGCGTTACCTATGGCACGACTTCAGTGGTTGTCGACGATGCATATGGCATCCCGAGGACAATCAATTTCTTCAGGCCGACCGATCAAGCTATCTCGGCATCGATCGTATTGAAGGCGTTGACCGGGTACACGTCAGCAACGGGTGTTCTTGTGCAGACGGCGGTTGCGGCTTACATAAACGCCGTGGCAATAGGAGGCGGTCTCGCGGGTGCCGTCGAATGGGATTCTTGCATTGCTGCGGCGAAAGGCGTCTCAGGCGGATCTACTTTTAAGATCGTCTCATTGACCTTATCTGGGCCAAACGGCGCGGGGACGCCAGATGTAGCGCTGGCATTTAATCAAGCGGCGACATGCAATCAAAGCAGCGTCGTCTTATCGGTGAGCTGATATGGCGCAGGCATCTGACTACACCAGCCTGATTACGAGCGAGCATTCGAAGCGCCCCAAATTCATGGCAATGATAGCCGCAGTGTCACAGCCGTTTGTTGACCAGCAAAACCTTCTAGGAACCGTTGCACAACTATTTGATCTAGATGTGGCGGTTGGCGCTCAATTGGATGTTGTTGGCCAATGGGTGGGCGTAAGCCGCGACGTCGCGACACCATTAATTGGAGTGTACTTTGCTTGGGATACCGATGGCGTCGGGTTTGATCAGGGCGTCTGGCAAGGACAATACGATCCAGACTCCGGGGTTGTGAGTCTTGACGATGATACATATCGCCTGCTCATCCGAGCAAAGATCGCGGCAAATAGATGGGATGGAACGCTGGCAGGGGCGATTGATGTTTTGTCGATCATCTTTGACGGCAGCACGCTTGTTTTCATTGATGACCATGCCGATATGTCGATCTCAATTTTGATCTCCGGCGTGCTGCCATCCGCAGTGTTTCTCGCGCTTCTGAAAAATGGACTTATCCCGCTGAAGCCCTCAACGGTATGGGTGGCCGACTATTCGGCAACGTCTGTGAGTGGTTCCGCAATATTCGGCTTCGATGCCGAAAATCAATATGTTTCAGGCTTCGATACCGGGGCCTGGGCGGTCAGTCTCTAAAGGATATGCAATGGCTGAAAATGATTTCCTGCCGTTCGCTACGGGTAGCGCGGCAAACGTCCTGTCGCAGTCGGACTATGCTGCATTGAGTGCGCTCGCTTCTGGCTTCACTTCGGGCGTAGCAAAATCTGCGGCAGTGAATAAAGTGCTGCGCCAATCCTCGATCATGTCCGCAGTTCTTGCGTCATTTATCGTTCAAAACGCTGGCACTGATGTAATAGATGATGGAACTACCGCAACGATCGAAGCGAATTTGACGGCGGCACTAAATGCGTTATTCATTACGCCTTCTGAGTTGTCGACAGCATTGGCGAACTATGCTGCGAAAAACGGCTCGACCGCAAACCGATTCAGCGCGGCGAATGCGGTAGCCGCGACGGACGCGCTGAACCTCGGGCAAGCGCAATCCGGCGCCATAGAAACCGCTGTAGCAAGCGGCACCGCGAATGCGATAGTGCTGACGCGCACGGTGCCTGTCACGGCGCTGACGGACCAGATGAAGGTCCGCTTCAAGGCGGTGTCTGCGAACACTGGCGCCGTGACACTGAACGATTCGACGCTTGGGGCAAAAAGCTTGTTGGGCCAGGGCAATGTTGCGCTGGTGGGCGGCGAGATCGTGTCAGGCGGTGAATACGAGGCCATCTATAACTCGACAGCCGGCACGTATCAGCTTGTTGCGCAATCAGCGGTAGCACCCGCCCAGGGATCGGCTGGACAGTCGCCATCCCATGCTGCGACCGTTGCGCAATTGCCAGCGTCAATCGGCGGCACTGCACGCATGTCCGCATCGGCTGCCGCGGCGGCAACGACCACGACATTCACTGACGATTCTGTGCTTGTCGCAAATGCGCTCACGGGGGCAACATATCGCATCCCGAATTTCAGTGCTACTTTGAATCTCGCGGCGGCGGCGGGCATTGGCGGGATGGATACCGGTACCGCGACGGCAAACAGTATCATTGCGGTCTACGCGGCATTCAATCCGACGATCTTTTCAACGCAAAAGGCCGCAGGCGCGACTGATGCGGCGGCATACGCGGCCGCATCTGGTGTGTTCGCGAAGATGGAAGGAACCGCAGTAGCTACTGCTGTGTATAGCGGCTCAAATCTGCCGCCTGGTTATGCAGCTACAGCCTTGATTGCAATTCTCCCTACGAATAGCACTGCCGGCCAGTTTGCGGGGTTTGGTCTCGACGGGCGGAATGTAGAGATAGCAGCGGGACTTGTCGTAAATGGATCGACATCTAGTACGTCTTCAACGCTAAGCTCTACCGTTATATCGGGCCTTCCATACAGTGCTAGATCAATACTGGTTTACGGCATTCTCACCACGTCCACTAGCTATGGTGGGGTGATCGCTTTCGCCTCGCGGACGGATGGGATTGGATACGTTCCGTTTTCGGCTCCACCAAACTCGGCGATCAGCTTCCCGCGGGCTCGAGTTTGTCTTTCGACGCCGCGCACGTTTGCCTTCGCGGCTTACAGCACAAATTCTGCGGGTACGCTCACGTACAGTGGCGCGTGTTCCGGATACACATTTTAAAGGTCGACCGTGACTACTCTATACGTGCAATTCTCCGATGCCACACAGACAAAGATCATCGCGTACCTTACAGGTCCACAGGACCCGGAATCCTGGCCCAATATGGGTACTGTGGACACAAGCGATACACGCTGGCGTACGTACTATGAGTCGTTGCCAGAGATGAATTCGGAACTCCTTCCGGTCCCGACCGACAGCACCGAGTCGGCTTCTTCAAGCACCACGTCGACAACATCAAGTACGACAAGCTGAAACAGCTTCACTTAAAAGCAAGCCGCCTCCGGGCGGTTTTTTTACGCCCGCGAGCCGGGCATTGAATGAGAAAGAGCGATGCCAGAAGATCCGTCGCTGCGTGAAAAAGTGAACGAACACGAGGTAAGGCTTGGTGTGTTCGATGAGTGGCGGAGGGGTGTCGATAAGGCTTTCGAGACGTTTGTAACGAAAGCGGAATTCACGCTTGTGCGAATTATCGTGTACTCGCTCGCCGGCACAACTCTAACCGCGGTCTTATCTGCGTTGTTGGCAAGGGTGATCGTCAAATGACCAGTGATGACCGTAAAGCCTTTTTGATCGGAGGCGGGTACGCCGTGACATTGATCGCAAGTGCGGCTGTCTTCATGTACATCGCTCTCGTTGGGGGCAATCCGTACACCGCTGGTCCTGGGCAGGCATATAGCGCGGATGGCAAGCCTGAGATGGCTTTCCATCAGGGAGATTGGATGTACGTACGCCGTCACGTGTGTCTATCGAAAGACATTTTCACGAACCAGTCCCCTTCGCTGTACGACCTCGATAGGCATGCATCAATCGCGCTGCCGGAGGCCGCCGTGCTGTCGAAGGAGGGCTGCTCGATGCGCAGCACGGCCGTGCATATACCTAACGATCTGCCGGTGGGGGATTACGAGTACCGCAACGTCGCACGCTTTCAGAACAATCTTGTTGGGCGCGACGAGGCAGCCGGGTTCCCACCGGTTCGAATAAGGGTGATTCCATGACGCAAAACGAATCTTCAGCGACTGACCCGCTGATGGGCGTGCCGTTTGTGACGCTACGGGCAAAGCATGTGCCTTGGGTTGTAGGTCTTTTTCTGGTCGGCGGCATCTTCACGGGCGTTACCGGCATCTACGCGGGGAGCCGGATGCAGGCCACGCGAAACGATCAAGAAGTCGCAGCGCTGCGACAAGAGATAGCACAACAGAAGCTCGACTACGAAACGCGCCTTGGCACACAGTCGGCCCGCTATGCGCTTGATGCTGCGAATTTCGCCAACGCCGTGGATGGATTCAAGCGAGCGCTTGATGAGATGTCCAGCACGAACGATCGCCGCTACGCCGCTCGCGAGCGTGCGCAGACCCAGGCCATTGAGGCGGCTCGTGCCGCAGCGCAAACAGCAAAGGAAACGGCGGATAAGGCGACTCAGATTTTGAGATCGCAAGCGGTCGTCCAGCAGCAGGTATCAGAAAGCGTGGCTGCCGCGAAAGCCACAGAAAAGAAGCTTGATACAGCGACGTTGCCGGCCGCTGTCGTACCGGCCCACCCATGGGGCAAATAACCAACCGAGCCCAAGGGGGCAAAGTGATCAATGAGCAAAATCAAAATAGTCCTGGTCGAGGACTGGCAGCATTTTTGGAAGTGGTCGTCAGTGCGATTCTCGGCCGCTTTCGCCGCGCTGATGCTTCTGTCCCCGCAGTTGATGCAGATGTTAGCGGATCACTGGCCGGATCTAGCGCCGTTCATAGCACACCTGTTCCCGCGCCAGGACCAGAGCCTGTGGCCGGCGATCGGGGCGGTGTTGACGATCCTCGCCCGGATCACGTCGATCGAGCGGCGGGGGCCTCCACAATGACGCCGGCCGCATTCCAGCGCGCAACCGGCGTTAACACAGTCCTGGCCACGCGCTGGTGCGACGTCGTGTCGATCGCGATGTTCGAGTTCGGCATCAACACGCCTGCGTATCAGGCTGCGTTCCTCGCGCAAATTGGGCACGAGTCGATCGGCTTCACAACGCTTGTCGAGAGCTTCAATTATTCTGTTGCGGCATTGACCGCCACGTTTGGCCCGGGCGGATCAAAGCGTTTGACGCTTGCGCAGTGCGAGCAATTTGGCCGCGCCCCAAACGAGAAAGCGGTTCCGCTCGATAGGCAGCAGCAGATCGCGGA